TCAAATGCTTGTTGTTGAAGAATCTCGGCCATTTTTTGGCGGCGATCCAACTCTTGTTGTTGCAACTGATAAGGGTTTGCAACACTAAATTGTTCGTATTGATTAGCCATGTTTTTACCCGTTCAATAAACCGTAGTTGACCATTTTGTAACCGCTTGGGTGCATCACAATAGCTTCGGGCATGACTTTCTCAACTTCATCTGCCATTACGCCTTGTTGACGTTCTCCAAAGATATCATATTCATAAAGACCAATACCAAGTTTGTGAGTGCCAATGCGCTCAATGTTTGACTTCAGTTTGCGATCAGAGAACATAAGAGGCGCTGCCGCACCCGCAAGGCTAAACAATCCGCTTGTTTGGGCGTTAGCACCCGATTGTTGGATGCCATATCTTTGCATATCGGCCGCACCTTGTGCTTGCGCACCCGCAAAAACGGGGGCGGGGGCAATGTTGGTTGGGTTGTAACCTTGGAATTGAGGCATTTGCAATTGCGAGCCACTCATCAACCCCGTGATTTCATTCAAAGGTTGATTACGCAACGCAAGTTGTTTTTGTAACTCTTGCGTTGCCGCATTGTTACTAAACTGCGCACCACCAAGATTTTCGTTGTATTGTTGAAGTTGTGCGGCATTAGCCAATTGTTGTTGTTGTGCGGCAATGCCTTGATTTTGTGCAAGCGCTTGATTTTGCGCCGCTTGCGTCCCCATGCCTTGTTGGTAGTTTTGACCAATTGCGGCATTGGAGGCTTGTTGATTTTGTAGATTTGCACCAAATCCCGCCAATTGAGCTTGATTTGCAAATTGCGCGTTAGCTTGCGCTTGAGCATATTGTTGCGCTTGTGCTTGGTTTGCTGCAGCTTGTTGTTGCAATGCAGTATTTTGATTTTGCTGAATAGCCGCATTTGCCGCATTGGATGCCGTCATGCCTTGACCAAAATTTTGTCCAATAGCTTGATTGGAGGCTTGTTGAGCCGCTAAACCCTGACCAAAGTTTTGTGCAACGGATTGATTTAATAATTGTTGCGCACTTAAACCTTGACCATAATTTTGCGCAATTGCTTGGTTTTGCGCTTGTTGATTTTGCAAATTAGCGCCAAAACTTGCCAATTGCGCTTGATTACCAAATTGACCCGATTGTAGTTGTTGGGTAAAACCTTGGCCTTGAGCCGCGTTTTGTGCTTGTTGAGCCGCTAAAGCATTTGAAAAATTTTGTTGAGTTCCAAGATTGCCATATTGACCCGATGCCAAGGCTTGATTGAAGCCTTGTTGATTTGCGGCAGTATCCAAGCTAATTCCTTGCAAAGCCGCTTGGGTCAACAAGTCATTTTGTTGTTGGCTTTGATCTCGCATCGCATTTGTATATGCCTCACCACCCGCCACTAAACCTTGATTTGCCAAGTTTTGAGCATTAAACTTTTGTTGACGCTCTAATTGAGGCGCAAGCCGAGACATGATTGCCGCTTGTCCCGTAGTGCCCGCATTGACAGGCATTTGGGCAACATTTCTCAAATCTAATTGGTTGTTGGAAAGATAATTATTGGCGTTTAGGTTTTGATTGATTTGACCAATATTGCCAAGTGATTGTTGCAAATTAACGCCTTGAACACCGCCTTGTGCCGTTCCATATTGAGAAGGGTTAATGCTTCCCGCTAAACCATATTGATTTGCCGCAACATCGCCTTTGGCTAATCCATATTTATCCGCACCAATTGACGAGGCAGAACCATAACTGGCCAAATTGGGGGCGTTTTGTACAGTTCCATAATTGCTATAACTTTGTTGAAGTTGAGGGGTGGCTACACCACCCGTTGCTTGAGCGCCCGTGTATGCACCGCTTGCTGAACCCATTTTTGCCAAATCAGGCGCACCCGCTACTTTTCCAGAATCAGCAACGGAGAAAATACCCGATGGCCCCGTGTACTCAAATGGCTTACTAATAATGCCCGATGCGGTTGTAAGACCTTTTTCACCAAGGCTTGCTAATCCTTGTTGAACACGTTGTTGTGCCTCCAACGTAGCTTGTGCCGTTGGGGTCAAGTTTTGGGTAATTGTTGGTTGATTTGTAATTGGATCAAACGTAACGGTTTGACCACCTAACGGGCCATTGATGTTAGGGTTGTTTAAATAACCTTGAGTAATCGCCGTGTCTTTATTTGCTACGCCTTGAGCAGTGGCAGCCGCAGCATAATCGGGCGTTGCGGGCGCGGATGGGGATGGGCATAAGAAAGCCATGTTTATTCCTTAAATTCGTATGTTTCGCCTGATGGCTCATAGTTTGCTCTTTGAAGCAAAACGCTCAAATCTTGATTTTTCTTGTGGCTAATCATGACTTGGCTTACACCATTGATTTTGAGCATTTGCCCCGCTAGTTTGAGCAATTTGCAAATGCCAAGACCGCCCCGATGATCGGGCAATATGTAGTAAAAAACATCTAGTGCTTGCATTGCGCCATAAAAAGGCGATCTAAACACCATAAATCCCGCATGACCCGCCAATTCACCCGTTTCGGTGCGCAAGGTAAAGTATGCAAAATTTCCCGTTCTTTCTAGCTCAATCATGCCGCCCAAATCACTTTTTAGGTTGGCATTGCCATAAAGTTCAATCCAATGTTTACCAATAAGTACAACGGCTTCGGCTGAAACATCTGCAAATCTCTCCATCTTTGCGTTCATATACCCGCCCATCCTTGTTGGAATACCACATCGGTTGAGGCCCACTCAATTTGCAAGCCTTGTGAGGCCGATTTTAATTGAATCCCCGCGCAATAGCCAATGCCCGTTACGCCTTGCCAATTGTTTGTGATAATTGTGCCACTCGCCCACAATGCGTTATCCCAAAGAGATGTGTCCCACAAACCGTAAGTGGTTGGGCTAAAGTTCAAACTTCCCGTTGTATCCGACACATCAAAATCAACATTGATGCCAATTAAAATTGCGGGCGTTCCATCCGTAAAAATAGACGGTCTTGCTCTTGTAAAGTATTTCTTTACACCACGGTTTTCGTAATAATTGAACGCTTGCAAAGCATTTGCATTGATGTCATTGATGTCATCGGCATAACCATTCCAAGCCAAACCAACATAACCATTACCACCAAAGTAAGGGTTATCACTAAATGTTTCCCAACAATTAGCGGCCCATCCCGTAAACCTAGTCCATGACTTTGTAATGGTGTTCATCACAAATTGCTCTTGTACACCAAGAGCAACGGGGACATTGATCCACAAAGCATTGTTTTTGGCGTGATAAAGCATAGCCCAACCAAATGAGTTTTGGTATAGCGTTGTTGCCTCGGTGATAGCACCTTGAATCTTGTCGGATAAATTAACCCTTGGGTCAAGTCGGCTTGATTGCAATGCGGAGGCCAACGGCAACAAACCATCTAAACTCAAAATCAATAGGTCGCCACCATACTTGTATAAACAACGCCTAGAAACGGGCGCTCCTAGCTTCCAAACGCCCGCTAAAGCCCAAGTGCTTGCGGATGCGGGGTCTGTGCCCCGATAAACAATAATCTCGCCTTGAGACGTAACAAACACAAGGTTATCGTCCACGCCATAACCCGCATCAATTGTCCATGCACTCAAAGAAACAATGTAACCGCCCATTCGGGCAATGGAACTTAGGTCTAAAACCTCGGCAGCGCCACCAACCGAGTTGGTAGGCAAATACCATGCTTTTAAACTTTCTTTTTCAATAAACCACACACGGTTTTTAAACAACGTGACATTGTTTAATTTGTTTGTAGTTATGCCCGTAATTGCAATTGGTGAGCTAGACCCGTTAACACTTAGCCATGTCGTACCGTTGTACAATAATGGGTCATCAACGCCATTACAAGCATAAAGGTAACTGCCGCCCGCAGTGGTGACGTTAATATGCTCAAAACGGCTATTTGATAAGCCCGTTACAACGGCTGCGCCAACAGCGCCTTGGGTTGTGCAGTTGTATATTTTGCCGCCCGCAATGCCAAATAATTGGCTTACAGTTCCCGTTTCATACGCCATTAGCGTATCAACTTGACCCGTGATGCCCGTTGACCATTTGCTATATCCACCGCGCAAGTTCACACTTGAAACGGTTGGGAAAAAGTTAGTCATCGTTACCGCATCGGTTGGCGACATATTTGCCAACGAATCGCGCACATTCCAACCGCCAACGGGCGCGGGAATACTTGCTACGTTAGCGGCAGTTCTTTGAGCAATTCTTGGCATTAAGGTGATGCCCCATAACCGCTATCGGGAATGTTGTCATAGCCCACCAAAATCGTTCCTGGCCTTGGCGCAAACGACAAATTAGCCGCAGACATATCCAACGCAATTGCCGCTTCCATTTCTTCCAAATAGTTGCGATACATTGCCGTTGTGTCAAATCCTTTGCCCTCAAAATATTTGAGTTTTGTTGAAAGAACAACCAAACGGTCGGGGTAAATGCAAGTATCCGTATCAACGGTAAACGATGTTTTGGGAACATCCGTTGCACTATTTGCCCAAGCGTTTGAACGGTATTCGTAGCCCAAAAACTCAGCGTTTGAGAAGCCAGGCCATATTTGGAAATACTTGCTAAACAAGCGCCACCGAATCCGAGGCCCCGTTGCAATGTAGCCCGACAATAACCATTCCCATTGTTGGGCATCTTCGGGGCCGAGCATTTCCCAATGCTTGTCTTTATCCCACATTGTCCTTGGGATGATCGCTTCATAATCGCTTGGAAACGCATACTTCATCTTTTGAAAGTACACGGTTGCGCTAGTTCCCGCAGCGGTTGTTTTTCTATCAATGGTGACGGATGTGCCCGAGTCTACCGTTTGAATAAAGGTGTTTTGGTCAATCCCCGTGCCAACCACCATGTAGGTGCTATCCAAACCCGTTGTGGATGGGATACCCGTTATGGTTGTTCCACTACTACTCCATGTGCCTGTAGTGGTTAAATACTCGGTATAAAACTGCTTTTGCTTTGTAAGCGTTCGCCAAGGGTGTTTGCGCAAGAATTCGTATCCACTTGCGTTCATTAACGCAAGAATTTGGATAACGTCTTGATTAGTATTCCCTGCAACACTTGTCGGTGTTGTCACGCCTAATTCATTGGTAACTTGCTGCACTAACTGGAGCATAGTGCTAGACATAATTTACACCTCTTTTTTAGGGCGGCCTCTTGCTTTTTCAGACAACAAGGCTTTCATTTGCTCTTGTAATTCTTTTAATTCAGAACGGGTTTGCTCTAATTCAAATGAACTTTCACTTTGATTGCGTCTAAGTAGATATGCTCTTGCTTTTTCACGCAGTCCAACAGCGCCCATCCCAACGCGCTGCAATTGAGCATCACTTGCCGTAGCAACTTGCTCAACCGTTTGAAACTTTAGAATTTGCAACTCAGCCATTTGGCTGTCTGTAAATTCCTCAGGGCGATCTAGATGCCAATTTTGCAAAGTTGTGCCAATGATCGGCCCACCTTCCGAGTTTTGCATTTGATAGTGCAACCATTGACGCGGAAAGCGCTCTTTATGGTCATCACGAACGGGTTGTTCGATGATGTTGTACTTATCGCCTGGAACCATAATTCGCACAAACGGAGTGTCTTTATATGGTGCTTTATCAAATGTGTAAAACTCAACGTGCAGATGTGTATCTGCGTTTGCAATATCGGAATCTAGTGCCATTTTTTATCCTGTGGGGATTAAGCTGAAGTGACGGATGCCCAAGTTGTTGCGCTTGGTGCAAAAAGAATCATACTCTTTGCGGTTGCCAATGTAACGGATGTCGCCGCCGCATTGAT